CACGAGTCAGTCATTAGATATTATCAACTATGGTGCCGATAATCTCAATTTCTACTTAAATCCAAGTGGATTAGGAACAGCATTTAACTGGTTGACAAATGCTTCTAACAGAGCAATGGTTCTCACACAATCTGGCAATCTTGGTATTAATTCCACATCACCAACAGAAAAATTAACCGTTGGAGGTGGAGCTACAATTACTGGTAACCTTTCTGTTGATGGTAATATTACTGGTGACACAATTGCAAAGGTTGGAGGTTCTTCAACAGAATTCTTAAAGGCAGATGGAAGTATAGATTCTAACAGATATGTTGCCCAAATAGCAAATCCAGCAAATGCATTATCAATAAGTATAGATGGATCTCAATTAGTGCTTACAGTAGCAGGAATTGGAAGCACAGCCTTGACATTAACCTAAAATCCCTGTAGAATACCTTTGTTAGGGTTGAAGATGAGATACTAAGACACTTTAAGAAGTGGCACACAGAGACCCCACAAGGGTCTTTTTTATTGTATATTGTATTCGTAGTCAATCAAACATCATGTTCGAGAATCTTTTGAATCGTAAGACCTTTGATACAGAGAAGGAGTTGATTCTTTATGTGATTGAAAATTGTGATGAATCTTATTCAGATATTTACAAGAAATATGCCAAGCGTGAGTGGAAATCAAATCCCAAATATCATACGGGATACTCACCAGAGTATACATATGATTCTTGGATCATGGAATGGTTTTCAAATAATTCCGATGATCAAGAGATTATTGAGGCATTGTGGAAAAAATACAAGTATGGAAATACATGTTGGACTAGACCGATATTTGAGATACCTTTTGTAAAAAATGTAAATCTCACTGATGATTTAATTAGGAGTGTTTATTCTTTTTATTCTCCTAGGAATACAAGGATTCGAGAGATGCAAAAGGTAGAATACAAAAACATCTCAAAAGAAACTAAAGAACTGATTGATAACCACTATTCATCTCTACAGAAAAAGGAGAGAAAGAAGAAGGAAGATAAAACTAAAAAGAAACTCACTGCATTTCTTACCACTGCTGCAGCAACTAAGAGTGTATTGACTGGTAATTCAATTGATGATGTTGTAGAGCAAACTATCACATCTGATGTTGATGATGCCGTTCTGGATTATATGAACAAACTGTTTGATAAGAAATAAACCACTTCCCAAACCGTCCACTAACTGACCACAGGGCACTCCGGTGCCCTATAATAAGCACATCAAGCAACCCACCGCAATGTTTTCCAAATTTGAAAAGTTTCTAGCCATCGCCGCTACAACAGCCTGTGTGATTGGCGTTTGTAACACATTTGCTCTGACTGGATTACCATTAGTGGTCTCAATTCCCTTCTCGATCGCTGGGGCTTGTGTCTTGATCTTTTTTGCATACCCCATCGTATTTGACCAATAGATCCACTTTCTAAACCGTCACACCACCTCCTCACGGGGGTGGTTTTCTGCTATAATATACATATTGATACGGAGATCACTTGACCCTCACCTTGCGACCCCACCAGAAGGATGCCGTTGCTGCTATGGGCAAGCACTCCAAAGGACAGTTGATTATTCCAACTGGTGGTGGTAAGACTCTTTGCATGATTACCGATGCAAAAACACAACTTCAGAGTAACAATCCTCAGACTATTGTTGTTGTTGCTCCTCGTATATTGTTGGCTAATCAACTCTGTTCCGAGTTCCTAGAAGTTATTGATGATGTGAACGTTCTTCACGTTCATAGTGGTGAGACTAAGCATCGTAGCACCACTAAACCTGATCATATCAGTTACTACAACACTATCTGTAAGGACTTTGGTTGTCACCAACTGATCTTCACTACCTATCACTCTCTACATCGTATTGTAGAGTCTGGTATCAAGGTAGATACAATCTATTTCGACGAGGCACATAACAGTGTACAACGCAACTTCTTTGCACCTACCGAATATCTTGCTAGTTTATCTGAGTTGCGGTGCTTTTTCTTTACTGCTACTCCTAAGCATAGTGTTACTATTGCCAAACCAGGAATGAATGATGCAGAGGTTTACGGTAACGTAATCTGCAATGTTCCTGCTCCTAAGTTGGTTGAGGGTGGTTATATCCTGCCTCCTAAGGTTGTAGTCAAGCAACTGGAGATGGTTCAGGATAAGCAACACGTTGCAGAACGTGATGCACAGAATCTAATTGAGAGTATTGATGAGAACTCACTCAATAAGATTCTGATTTGTGCTCGTTCTACCAAGCAGATTATCGCTCTTACTTCTAAGTCTGATTTTACCTATCAGATGCATCAACGTGGTTATTCTGTGATGTATATCACTGCCAAGACTGGTGGTGTTATTGATGGTCAGAAGGTTCGTCGTGATGATTTCTTCAAGACTTTGAATGCTTGGGGTAAAGATTCCACCAAGAAGTTTGTGGTTCTGCATCACTCTATCTTGTCTGAGGGTATCAACGTCAGCGGTCTTGAGGCAGTCTTGTTTATGCGTAACATGGATTACATCGGAATCTCCCAGTCAATCGGCAGGGTGATCCGTCTAGGAGGGTCTGAGAAGACCTTTGGACTGGTTTGTGTGCCTGTCTATGATAAAGTGGGTATCAGCACTGCTAAGAGTGTTCAGGCAGTGGTAGACACCGTGTTTGAGCAGGGTGAGGCAGCAGTATCAGTGGTCCGCCGGTAGAACTGGCATAAGGGGTGGCACTTGCTGCTGGCCCATGCTATAATTACAAGGTAATCAAGGGAACACACCCATGCACTTGATTGATTCTCTAGAAACAAAAACTGATTGGAGTAAGATTTTTGGTGTTGTAGATTCTCTCTACAATGACACAGGATTTTCTTCTAATGCAGATAACTTTGCCCGTGCAACTGCCGTTGAGAAAGCAATCGCAAAGTTTTCTGATCTGATCCGTGTAGATCAAACTGGTTATGATTTTACCTTTGGTGATGAGAAGATCGAACTAAAGATGGGTAAGAACCTCTTCTACAAACGTAAGGATGTTCATGCCACCAAAAAGTTCAAAGTCAAATCTTTTTTGAGTGAGAAGAAAACTGTTGAAGACTTTCGTCAAAATAAAACTTTTGACTACATGATGGTGATCGATCTTACGGCACGTCGTGTCGTGATTGTTGAAGATGAGAAAGCACGATCTCTCTACCAGGAGGGTGCTGATGGTGCCATGATTGAGCTTAAACTGGGTGATTATTATGAATGTGCTCTGGGTGAGTTTGATGTTGTTGAACCTCCCACATGCCTCTCAGATGCTATTAACAAAGCAATCGAAGGATATCTAGACTTCTGACCACTTATCAATCTGTCCACTAGAAGCAGTAACCCTGCTTCACTCTGCTATAATTACAAGGTAATCAAGGGAACACACCCATGAAATGCAAAGTCAAACTCTACGTTGCTGGTCAAGTCTTTACTGAGACCGTCCATGCCAAGGATTATCAGGAAGCAAAGCAAGTAGCATTGGCACGAAATCCGAATGCTACTGTGGTTTCTGTCAATAGGTCTTTCTTTTAAATGATTTCTAGCATTATTATTGGATGCGGTGTTATAGTCGCATCCTTTATTTTACTTCTAACATTATCATTCTTTGATGATGAAGATCATGAATCACAATGACAAAGTTCCTTAAACCATTCATTCCCAAACCAAGTATTCTTGACCCAAAGGTTGGGAATCCAGCAGGATATGTGACGAAAGATGGAGAATGGGCTGCTGTTCCTAGTGGAAAACTGTTCGTCATTATACATAAAGGAAAGCAAGTCCACACTGTAAAAACGTATAAACAAGCACTTGCTTATATCAAAAAATCGTCTAAAATTAAAAAATCCACAGCATCACTTGAGGAGTTTCTATGACTGATAAGGAGCAAAAACGTAAAGATGCTTTCTTCATCTTTTATGAGAGTGTACTGAAACCAGACCCTGACCTTAGAGTATATGCTCACGATCAAGAATGCTTCCACGAACTGATGGAATGGAGGCAAGAGATTGTAACTTACCTAGACCAACGTAGAAACGAGGAGTTTTATTCATGACTCCACAATATCTGTGGTTATTGATTTTTGGAATTGTTCTTTTTATCATAACCACAGATGAGAATGTGGCAAAAGCATTCTTTTATGTGATTGAGTTAGCAAAGACTAACATAAGGAAGCAGTGGTGGTGGATGACACAGAATCCTGCAAATCCTGTGGTAAAATATATGATGTATCGTAAGAACCTCAAACTTGCTAAAGAACTCAGGGCAAAGATTGATAAGTATTATGAAGAAAATAAATAACAAGTGACGGAGCAAAGAGCATATGCTTTCCACACAGTATAGGTTGAGACTTGAATTCATTTGCAAGAAGATTGCAAATAAAGAAGAAGTCAAGTTGGAGGATATGATCTGGGCAGAGAAACTATCTAAGGCAAATACAACTGCCCGTGAATGGTTAAAGAAGGCACGGAGACAAGCACTACAAGACATCCAAGAAGGCACGATGGATGACTTTTTAAATACGATGGGTTTAGGTGACCCAGACCCTAGTAATCATAGAACTGGGTTCGATAGTGCCGATGATATTAATGATTGGTTCAATAGAGACAAACCTGATGACTGGAGGCAAAGAGACTAATGCATGATTTTTTAGATAACTTAGCAAATCATCAATATCAGAAGATGCATAGTAAAAATGCAAAAAGACCTGGTAATCCTGAACAAAAAGAAAAAATACAAAAGTTTTTGAAAAGTTTATTGAAAAATGACTGAAAGAAAAAGGATTGAGATTACACCAGAAACATATATAAAAATGAATGAGGAGTTTGAGAGGGAAGGAACACCTATTCATATTATTGTTCCCACTCAGGAACAGATAGATAATCCTACTGGAGTCAAACTCCCAGAAACATTCATACCACAACCACCAATGATTGTGGATGGTAGTGACCCTTGGCCACATAGTAACAATTAGGAAACAACATATGCAAGTCGTAATCTATTCAAATGGAAGTCAAGAATGTGAAAGAATGACTTCTCTTTTCACAACACTTGAGATGCAGATTTTAGAGTATCAATTGGGTAAAGATTTTGATGAGACTGCATTTAAATCTGAATTTGGTTCAGAGGCAACATATCCTCAAGTGTCAATAGGTTATAGTCATGTTGGTGATATGAAAGAGACCTTACAACTATTACAGAGACAGGGGATTATCTAAATGAAATTTGACTTGACACTTGAAGATTATACCATTATACTTAATGCTCTACACTACTATAAGAAGGTAGAGAAGAGAGGAAACTTTCAACAATATGATGGCGAAAGAGTCAATGCATTGAGAGATAAGTTAGCATATCAGATTGTTTGGGAGAACAACTGATATAGATATAGTAAATTTGTAAACCGGAGCACAATGAAACCCGCAATCCTCATTGCTTGTTTTACACCATTAGTAGCAATATGGATAGTAATGAAACTTGCTCTATGGTTGTCTGCCACTAACACGGAACGCAAGTATGTCGCAGCAGAAAAATATAGAGAACGAGGACCCTATTTGGTCGATGCGTATGCAGATGTTGATGAGGAGGAAGAGGAGTATGGAGATCGCACAGATTATAGATGAAGCACTGGAAGAACATTACTCTGAGTTAGGATTACCTGTGCCCAATTGGAAGCAAAGGAAAGACCCTGATTGGTGGTTAGAATATCTTAAAGAACTGGGACTTGACTCAGACAACCCATAGTGCTATAGTATTATTACACAAAGAATATATTATGATTAAGAATCTCTTCAAGACACTAAAGGAGATCTTCAATGAACCTATCAAGGAACCTATCAAGGAACCTGAACCCAAAGTAGAGAAGGTTGACGACTCCCCCTATAAAATTTTTAATCCTATTTTTGACCCAAAGAAAAACGACTTTGGGAGAGTGGTTGATCTA